CAATAAACGTCAAGAGCAGAAGGTACGTTACGATAGGTCTAACTGATCCACGTAAATTGTCAACCCATGTAGCTGCACGAATGCTACTATCATGCTTATATATTGCTTTAGTCTCTGCAATATCAGCCTTAGCGTTGATTTCTTCTAGTTTTAACGCAGATCCGAGCTTCATCTGCTCCATTTGACGGTCAATAATAGCTAACTCGTGTGCTCTATCAGCTCTTTCCTGGAAAAACTCAAACACCTTAGGTAACATGGAGCTACCAAAACCTAATAAACTGCCTAAAATTGTCAACATCTTAATTATTCTCCGTCAATGCAGTCCAGCTATACGGGAACTTATCCATAATCAGATCATCCCACATGATCGCTAGATCTCTAATCTCTTTCTGGGCGTCTTCCTTAGATCTTAGGTTAAATGCTCTAGCCCAAGCGTACAAAGAACCAGTCACATAGTATTCTGTGTAGGTAGACTGTGGTAAAACCATACGAGCCTGTTCTGGACAGACACCTTTCCTGATAAGCTCCTCATAAGTCCACAAAGCTTTATCTATAAACTGATCATAGATGTTCACCATCTGACCTCTAGGATTAATATCTACCTCTTCGTCAGATGAACCTTGTTTCTTATCAGCAGCCGCCTTACGCCATACATCAGGTGTGTATGTTTCTGGTGTATCACTGACATACCTACGGCTCACCTCATTATAGCTAAACCCTATCGTATGTTTAAAGCGTTGTCTAGCTACAAAGAAAGGAACTTTTTCTCTCATCGTAATAGTGCAGTGAGTGAAAGGAGTAAAGTGATTGTGACTGGCTAGATAACTAATTAGTTTTTGATCTCGGTTCTCAAGGTTAGCAAAACCATCTGAGAAGTTATATAAAGATTCTTTGTTGAAACTAACCCGTGCTGCATTTACCACAGTCAAGTCAGTTCCCATTACATCAATCAGCTTTGCTTCCATCTTCCATCTCTTCTAAAAGGTTTTTATAAAACTTACCTACTTTAATTATCTCATCTGGTGTTGCAAAAGATTTTATCATGTTAGCTTTCATGCTTACAATTATAACATTACCTGGAACATAACCTTTTTCTGGTATAATCTTATCTATTGATGGAGAGTTTACATTTTTATTTTTTTCCCCTATTTCCATTTTAATACCTAGAACTGGACATATCATATCATAAGGATAAATATTTTGTATGTCCTCCTTAGTTAGTTCCATAGGTATATTTTGTCTCTTTGCTCTGCTTTTTATATTTGTAAATGTTAAAGTTGCAGGATTTTTTTTATGGAAGTCCTTTTTTAGAGTTGATTCGCAAGATTTGCAGCAGTATTTTCGTCCGTCATAGCGCGCTCTCGATCTATGAAATTCTGTAATAGGTAAAACTTTTTTACATACAGGGCATCGTTTTTCGTCAAGAAGAAAACTTAACTGCTCGTCTTTGGGCGTTGAAGTATTCATGATTATAACCTCTCTCCCATTCACGGTATCTATCAGAATGTGGTCGAAAAGGGTTCACAGTGTTAGTGCGAAACCCCTTCCGTCCTTCTGCAAAGATATCCCGCATTGGGAATGGATATCTTCTAGGAGCCACAAGATCCTCCTGTTTGAGAAATGTCACAGATATCATGAGTCTCAACGTGCTCTTCAAACTCAGTACCTAGTTTATCTACAGCCTCACTGTAAGGTACGACTGACAAAGGTTGCCCACCTCTAGCGCCATCAGGGTAACAAGTAAAGCCACGGAGTCTGTGGGCATACTTAGCCAAGGTGTTAGCAAAGTTCTCAACTGTGTCTTCATTGTTTAACTTTGACCCCCATTGAGGTAGGTTGATTGTTGAACTAATAGACATATCAACGTAATCCTGCACATCAGCTTGGAACATCATACGACGCTCATAGTCTTCTGCCAGATCCAATGCGCTTTCAATACTTTCTGGATCAACGCCGTAGATATCAATCAGTTCTTGTGCTGCGCTATCAACAACATACTGATACTTCCATCGAGTACCTTGTGTAAGGTAACGCCGCTTGTAAGCTACAGCAAAGAGAGGTTCAACACCAGTAGTAGTACCAGCGAGAATGCCAATCGAACCAGTAGGTGCAATAGCACGATTAGCGACTGGCCTTGATACAGATAATTCATCTGCAAATTCCTTAGATACTTTATCAGACACACCTTTGTAGAGAGCTAACCAACGATGTAACTCAGGTGTAACTTCATATTTAGAGTCGCGCTTGATAAGCCATTCATGCATACCCATCAAGCCCAACCCCAGACGACGATTCTTTTCTCTAGTCTCGTATACTTTAGCGTAAGGTAGATGTGCTCGTAATGTGCCACAGATTAAGAATTTAGTAGCAAGCTCTACGATGTCAGCAAATTCGGATACCGACTCAATGCGGCCCATGTTAATGCTGCCCAAGTTGCAGACATCACTGTCATCAGCAGAAACAACTTCAGTGCAAGCGTTCCGTAGTGTATCATTTTCGTTCTCCATAAAGTTAAATGAGAACCCAGGCTCTGCCGTTCGTAGTGCCTGTTTGATATTGTTAATGAACACATCACCGACTTTGCCTGTTTCCCAATATTGCAGCAACCAATCAGTGTCATAGTTAACACTAATGTTGGTCATATCCAAAGGTGCAGGGAAGTTAAAATCCTGCTCCTTGATTTGTTTGAGGGTGAGGCCAGTGTTACCCACAGGCATTGTGTCCCAATCCTTAGCTTTTAGAAAGGCATCAACATCACCGTGTTGCCAATTTAAAGAGGCATAGATTGCAGAACGACGAGAACCACCCTGCATAACTCGTCGCCCAATCTCGTTAATCATTTGCATCTTGGGAATAGGTCCACTGGCAGTTCCACCAGTTCCATTTAAGACCCGTCCTGATTGTCTATACACACTGTAGTCAATGCCGATACCACCACCTGTCATCAGGCATGACTCGGACTTCCAGCTAAGGTTAGCCCAATCTTGTCGGGTATCTTCTTCAGCTTTAAGAAGGAAACAGTTATTGTAAAAACGATTCTTCCGACCGGCGTAATAAAGGTAACGTCCACCAGGAACAAACTTTAGATCCGTGATATACACCTTTAACTGATACAGTTCATCATCAGTCAGAAGCTTTTCTTCACCATCTCGAAGATTACCACACACGTCATCTACTAGCACATGAGCTAGTTGCTCCCAGTCATCACAGCCTGGATGAGCATACTTTAAATTAAAAATGTCCTCACTAAATTTTGAGCGGAACATTGGATTCTTATTTGATTTGAAACTACTCATCTATTTTTACACCAATCACAGTAATAAGCGCACCATCAATACAATTCTCAATGGCTTCTATAATTAATTCTTCTGCCTCAGAAGCAGCGCCGTGAACCCCATCAGCAGGAATCCACGACGCATCCTCATCAACAGTAATATCAAGACGAACTTTAAGACGCATTAAAAACCGCGACCAAAGAAAAACTGTGAAGTGCTCTTGCTTCTAATCACGCTATTCATCTCGATCAGATAATTCTGTTTAGCACTCATCAGTTTCTTGTAAGCATCTTGATAATTCTCTTGAGCAGCCGCGTATTGTTTTTTGGCTGATTCGTAATCAGAATATTTTAAGCTACTTAATTTATCTTCTTTCTCTCGAATTTCTTTTTCGAGTTCTTTAATTTCAGTCTCCATATCTTTTTCAGTCATCTTCATTTTCTCCTGCTAGTTCACCGCCAATGGCGCTATATCCAACTTTATCAATCCAGCTATCTGCTAGACCTGGACTTTTTAAAGCTCTACAAGTTTTAACCCAGTCCATTGCCAGGGCCACTTCATAGGCACGGACCTTTCTGTTAAAGATAACGGACCAACCTTCAGCAATATCTTGGAAGTTTTTGTTAGGAGGTCCGTACTCATTCTGTCGATCACCATTAATTATATCTTGTGCTGTTTCTATTACAGAGTTTCTACTCGTCATTAGTTCTTCCTATTTAAATTAGGGAAAGGAATGACATTATCATTTCCTTCCAATGTTACACTAATCTGCTGTTCAATATCAAAGTCAGGATCAATAGCAGCAAACCGTTGCATTGCTTCCTCAATAGATGTGCTCAGTTCATTAATTATCAAACCCATCGCATCATACTCACGAGTGCCAACTAGGTTCTCTGAAACAAAATCTCCAACATCAACCTGTAGAGTCTCGTTCTCAGCATCACAATGCACAAAGATCGCAAAGGTATTATCAGGGATAAAGACTTTGTGAGCTACTTCAAAGCTTTCTTTTTCGTCCACCTTTTTCTTCTCCTAAGTTTAATCCACTGTTCTGGGATTAGTTTATCCGCATAAATGAAGTCGTTCTTCTCACACCACATTGCGTAGGTTGTCTTACTTCCCTTGCGAATCTTTGCATTTGAATTACTAAATACAAATCGGATGTCGAGGTCGGGGCATTGCTCCTTAATCCAAAGATGCTTCTGCCTATCCTCTAAAGAAAAGATCCCCTTCGTTTCTATGATGATACCGTTAGGCAATAGAAAGTCAGGGGTATATGTGCGACGTTTTTCTGGTTGAAGGTATGCTACCTTTGTAACTTCGTAACAGTTTGTTATGCCTAAGTTAGACAACTGTAAAGCTACATTATCTTCAAGACCAGATCTATATCCTTTAGCCCTAGCCCTATACCTAGAAGATTTAAGCGGCTTCTTCTTCTTTATAGTGCGTGTAGTATTCATACGCATTTGCTGCTTTAGACTTTGCTTTTTTACGATACTCTAAATTAGGCCAGCAAGAGTAACGATAATCACAGAATGAGCAAGAGCTGGCTAACTTACGGTTACCAGTAGGCTTCTTATACCAAGTCTCTTCTACGTCAGAGAACTCTCGACTGAAGTTATTTTCTCCAGCCTCTTTATAACGCTTGATAGTCCTGACAATATTAGCGTGGTATATCTCTTCATCAGTAGGATCAACAGAACAGACCTTCATCTCTCCTGTCTCTTTGTTAATCGCTATCCAGCCACCTGCTTTTATATCAGGATACTTTGACCGCTCTGCAATAGTATACCCGAATAACTGACTAACGTAACCAAAGCTATCGCCTTCTTTCATAGCTTCATACGATTTAAACTTGTGCTCGAAAGCAAACCTAGATGCAGACTTAATATCCCACATCGTAAGGTTACCGTCATCATCCTCAATGATTAAATCAAACTCGCCATACAGATCACCCTCTGTAGTTTCTAAGCGTGTTCTCTGATTCAAAGCAAAGATCTTAACACCGGCAGCTTCAAGGATAGCAACTGCGATTACCTCAGTCATATCCCCATAGGTCATCTTAATTTTAAAGCTACGGTCTTTTGGTGTTTGTGACCAGTCTAGTTTGTTAGCGTGTAACTGACAAAAGGGTTTACCGATTTGAGAAAGTGAGGGAAGGTTTGACTTCCCCCTTGGTTTAGAGTTAAAACGACCAAGCTTATCGTTGAAGTTCTGAGATGCCTTAAAGATAAGATGTTGTGGTAACTCAGGTGTTCCAGATAAAAAGTCGTCTATCTTAACTTGTAACCAGTGTACATCTTCAAACATTATCAAGCCTCAAGAACATCATCAAAAGAGTCTACTACATCGTTACTGTTTTCTCGCATCTTCTCTGATACTTGTTCATTCTCATACTTAACAAGATCGAAGAAGTCATCTAGCAGAATTTTGTAGTCGCTGTCCAACTCAATGATGTTGGTCATGATAGGCTTGTACTTCAACGTAAACCATTTGTTAGATCCACGCTTGTTTAGCTCAAAGTCAATCTTGAGTTCAACAGCAGCCGGATTAACCTTTTGCTTGAGTAAGCCACCCAAGACCGAACTAACCTCCATAAAGTTGGAGGGTCCAAGGCGCATACGGAAAGGAACATCTTTTACCTCATTAGGGCCATCGTTCCCTGGTGAAACAGGATCTTCCATACGAAGTGTTCCAAAGAGGTGACGATACAACTTAACTTTATTCGCACT